GACAAGAACCCTTCGTAATTTTTTAAAAGTTTTTTAGTGTCTTGCCACACATAATCACCCACCATTTCTTTATCCCATTTTTTACTAAATTTAACGAGTTTGTTTAAAATCACAAGAGTTTCTAATGATATGCGTTTGCCTAAATATTCTGTTAATAGTTTGGGGTGATTATTATTTTTAACGACAAATAGTGGCTCAAAGTCTTCTACCAGTGGTGACATTTCATATGAAAATATATTATAGAAGTCTGCTCTTTTATCTGTCCATTCCTCAAAATGTTTATCATCAAAGGTTGCAACATATCCTGTTGGGTTTTTGATAAAGTTAGAGATTAGATAATTTTTAATATCATCATACTCTTTATATTTGCGGGATAAACGAACAAAGAAAAACTTGTCCTTACGTTTAAAAAATGATTCTCTTTTAATACGAGTTTTGCCCTCATATTTAAAGTAGTCATAACTATCGCTAGTAAAGTGTGCTTTCATTGCACAATACATCAAATAGATGTCTATGGGTTCCATTTTCAAATAGGCAGTTGTGCCTGTCTTGGTAAAAAGTTCAAGTCTCGAGCGTTTGCTTCAATTTTTTCTTTAAGACTTTTGGATATTAATCTGTTAACGGTATCTGGTTCAATGCCCTCTCGATAACAATAATCAAGTACAGCTTCCATATGTGTTATATTTTTTTCTAAAGCAATACGTTCAATTTCTAAAGAAAATGTTTTTGGTGTATTTAGACTCATTTTAGTCCTATTTAAAGTGTGGGGGCTAACCGTGGCCCCCGGCGTGTCTATTAGGGAACAATCCCTGCGTTCTCCAGGCCGAAGAGAATAAATGGTTGCTTTTAAGAGGCCTCTAAATCCACGCAGACTCCTTTCGGTTATAAAATCATACTTGTTATCAAGTACAAAGTATCATACACTATTTCTTTTCAGAAACAAAAGTGTATAATTCCTCAGCAGTTTTAAGAACTTCTTCAGGCTGATACATTTTTGGTGCATACTCCTTAAAAAATTCTTTTGGATCAGTTGTAGCATTACTAAACTTTTCCATTGCCATATGTGTAGCATCTACTGCTAAATCATATTGACGATCCATCATTTCTTTCGCCATTGAAAGAACATCGAATCGTAGTTCGTATGGGTTTTTACCTTCGGACATTTTTCTTCTCCTTGTGTCTGTGTGTGTAAAAATGGGGTTGTTATATTTTATATAAGGAAACCCCAAACCTTATATTCTGTTACGCAGCCCGTAGTGCGGCATAACCAGCTGCCACGGTTGCCCGTGTAGGGGTTCCAAGACGGTACTTAGAATATGTTTCTCCGTCAAAAGAACTCACTCGCTTATTCAAAAAGATTGCATAACCTTCTGAACGAAGCTGGCTGATAACCGCACGAACATTTTTAACACCATAACGTGATGTAATCTGTTTTGCGGTAAGTTCTGCACCATTAGAGAGTGCATTTGCGACCTTAGCGGTCTGGGTAGTAGTAGTCATAATCAATTATCTCCTTATCATGACAAATTAGGATAAATTCGTTTTATCCTTTAAAGTGGTAGTTTTTGCAGGAGAAACTACCAAAACTCCTTTGGTGATTTCTGTTACTAAGTATCACCGAACTCTATGAGATTAAGCCGCAAGGGCGTAATCCTCGTAAGAGACAGCAGCCTTCTGCAAGCCGAAGTTTGCATAAACTACATTGTCTGCTGCAAAAAAATTATCATTTGCATTTACGTATTTGACCAATAACGGAGTCACCCGACAATTCTCCACTTCTCTATTGCACGCCAGTCGATCCTAAATTTCGCCCCCATCAGAAGAACACCCAAGAATTACTTTACGAATAGCTTCAATCTTTTTGGGGTCTTCTCGCCTATCTCTTATTTTTAGAGGAGCAATATCTTCCCAAACATTGTAATTAATCTTATTCTTGTATTCATCTATCTTATTCATCAAGTGTCCTTTTGGTGGAGGCGTTGGGTACTGCCCCCAAGTCCTGTACGTCTTTCAATCCATATCATTGAATTGTATTATTATTTAGTATACTACCTAATCAAAACTTTGTCAACTCTCTTTTTTATCTTTTTCTTCTTTTTTCTCAGGTTTCGGCTTATCTTTATCACCAAGGACAAATCCAAACCCATTTTCTCTCAAAAATGAACGAATCTCAGAAATAGGTCTAGACCAAGCGATGTGAGGTATAATACTTCCCCAACCATAAGCGCCAACCATTGATGGAATACCAATCAGTTCATACTTATCTCGTTTCTTACTATAGGCCCAGAGAGAACCGCCACTATTACCAAAGATAATAGGTGAGCTTGATAGGTATAAGGATCGACCAGTACGATCTTTACCACTAATACCACTTAATAGTCCCTGAGTCGGATAGGGGGGATTGCCCATACCACTACCGATTGCCCATACTGTCTGAAATAGGTATGGCCCGCCGGCATGTTCTGCCCAGAGTTGTGCGACATTTTTTATTACACGTTCTTTATCATCCAAACGCAGTAAAGCAAGATCGCCTTGTTTATCCCATCCAACAATACGTGCTACACGACCTGTGGTTCCTACAGCTGTACTATAATCGTTATAATCCCACAAACGGATATGTAGTGGTCTGCGAGTCTCGACCTTTACTGATTTGCCCTTTTTAGGATCAAATTCTTCACTAATGCTGATAGCTTCTTCAACGACATGGTGATTGGTTATAACAAGTGTCCAAACACCCTCATCTTTCCAAGATTTATGGCTTCTATTATTACTAAAAATTACTGTACCAGAACCAACACCTTTACCTGTTACATCAATCATTACCGTAGGGTAAAGCATTTCTGTAATCTTCTTTACAGGTGCTTCCGTTTCTGTTTTTAGGCTTTCTGCCATAACAGGGTGAAAAGTTATACTAGCTGCAAGTGCAACTAATACTAAAAGTCGTTTAAACATATATTATTCTCCTATCTAAATTGCTGTGTTATTTATTATATAGAATTTTAACTTCTTTGTTATTATGTTTCATATTTATACCTGTCATTGCAACACAAAGTCTGGGGTGAGCTTCCCCTGTTGCATTGTTAACTATCCTTGCTGTATATGCTACAGTCAGGGTTTTTGTTTTGTCATTTGTTGTTAACATTCCCAAAGCACGGCGTTCTGTTTCCTTGTCTTCATTATCAACTACCCATGTCATAACAATTTTTTCATTAAATTTATTAAGAATTTTATCAATTCTTCCAGTTAAAAAACAAACTTGTGGTATTGATAATATAAGAACCGGCAAGGCATCTGTTGATTGTTCTGGGGATTGTGTTTCCTTATTTGAAGCCTGTATATGTGATTCTGGTTCAATTGGTGTGGTTTGACACGCTACCAACAGAAACATCATCGTCAACAGCAATAGGTATTTCATTTCCTTTATTCCATTCAGTAACACTTTCTGACAACATTGGAAGAAATGAACTTTTATCCTTAATAAACTCTTGAACAGTACCATCCTCTGTTACTACAAGAATAATAACTTGATTGATTTCAATCCCTGTTCTTTCTTCAAACATTTCTGCATATGCAGAACCTTGGATATAGTAATTTTCGTTCCATTCGTCATTGCGTTCTTTAGTTGAGGTCTTAAAATCTATAATAGAGAGTACACCATTGTACTCTGCAATACAGTCAACTCTACCCGCTACCTTATATTTATCACTATAAAGTTTCGCCTCTTGGGTGTAAATATCATTTATATGATTATCTAAAAACGGTTGCAGTTGTGTGAATAAGCACCAAGGAAGAAAATCTTTCTTGTGTTTTTCAAAGCTATCATGTTCATTGTTGAGATAGTCTTCACACATATGGTGGACTTTAGTACCCCTGGCCGCAGCGGTACGGGCAACATGATTTGCAACATCGTTACCTACACGTTTTCTCCATTCAAGCAAACCTTCTTTTTTGCGAATAGACAAAACAGTAGTTATAGAGGGGTACTTATTCCCCTCTGGAGTTACGTAGTATCTCTTTCTGTTTATTGTCTCTGTCGTTAGTTCTGGTAGTTTCACTGTTTTGTGATTGAACGTCATAATTTTTCACCTTATCTTTATCATATACATATTCTGGTGGAACCTTGCCCCACCCTATTTCTCTATCCCATTGTTTTTGGGTGTATTCCCAAGATTTCATACACTTCTCATTCTTTCAACGAGTCTTTCTGCTCTGTTGGTAACTTGTCGATACCATCTAGAATCAACCATTTCATCTGCGGCTGCATCCCAATCGTGAGAATGAACCCCTTTTTTCATGCCTTTAAACTTACTCAACCTTGTATATCCCATATTAAACATCATATTTGCAATGATCAGCTGGACTTCTTCTGGTAAGTTTCCAAATGTCAACGGATAGAGTTTTTCACAATCACTTAGGACTGTTTTTACGTCATTCTCAAATGCAGAAATAACTCTATCTTCACTAATGGCTGTACCAACTTCGCAACCATATTCGGGATCACTATCTTTGATAAGATGGCCGATTCCAAAAGTGGGATAACCAAGATGATCAAGGTATACCTCATGTATACAGCCCTCATCTTTTGACAATTCGTATCTAAGTTGTTCTATGTCCATTATTCTACCCCAATGCCCAATTTAATCTTATTAATAAGATAAGTACGAACAAAACCAGAGCGAACTATATCGCCCAAGGTAAATTCTACACAATTAAATTCTTCCATTTCATTTAAAATTCTTAAAAAGTTATGAAGCCCGTTCTTCTCATTTTGTCTTATTAGATCGGTTTGATCAAAGTCTCCACAAAATACAATTTTTGAGTCTTGGCCGACCCTTGTGATAATCGTATCCAATTCGTGAAAATTTAAATTCTGACACTCATCTACTATAATGATGCTGTTGTCAAATGTCAGCCCCCTTAGAAAAGAAGTTGATAAAAAGAATAAACTGCTCTGTCCTTTTAACTTGTCATATAGAGTGTTAAATTGTTGTTCATTTGGCAACTCAAACATAAATTGTACCATGTTCTGATATGGTACTTGATAGAGAGCAGCCTTATCTTCCTCATCACCTGGCAGAAAACCTATTTCTCTTGTGGGCATAAGGGAACGAACCAACACCACTTTATCATAAGGTTTCTTTAAGTCAAACACATCATTCAGTGCAAGATATAATGATATAAAGGTTTTACCTGTACCAGCAGCACCAAACAGAAATTGGTTCTTTCCCTTTTTCCAAGTGCTAAAAACTTCCTTCTGATTATCACCAATAGGCTTAACAGTGGTTAAGTTGTTGTGATTGATTTCTTTATTTTTCTTCGATGCCATTATTTTTCTCTTTAATTCATAAAATTAAGGTGAGAGAGGGGAGCAGGGGGTGCTCCCCCCTCTCTAGGTGCATAAGCGGATTGACTTCTCAGCTTGCATAGACGCAGTGCGTCCCTTGCTGAAGTTTTATGTCTCGCTTGCACCATATTATTTATCTGCAAGAGTTGACCCCTTATTTGCTGAAAATCCATCTCTAGCAACTTTCTTTGCATGTTTTTCAATAGCTCTGCGAGTTTTAATTTCTTTGTGAGACATTGTATTACCACCCCATCTTTCTGACATGGGTGAGTTTGGGTGAGCTGCCGCAATGCGTTGCATATTTTCTGTAAAACCACCATCTACTTTAGGTCCTACACCCATTAAATGGTCACCGGCAATTGCGACAGGTTGAATTCTTTGCTTGACTTGAGGGTTTTTTGTTAGAAACTTATCTCTTTCGGATATAGTTAGAAATTCATCCCATTCTATTCCAGACTGTTCATTAAAAAATGTATATGTTGGCATTAAAATCTCATTTCTAATTGGTCAGGATCACCACCTAAATCAACAATCTTTTGTTTCAATTGAATCACATTATCTGTTAAATCACGGACCCTAGTTTGTAAAAAATGCACAGTTTTTTGCATTTCTGTAATATCTCGTTTTAATAAGCCTTCCATATCAATTTTGGTTGTTTTGGGACCTTCTTCACGCAGTTTTCTGCCCATAAAATCCCAATAACCTTCTCTTACCATATCATTACCCCCTTTACCTATTTATATATTAATAGGGTTTCTGTAACAACTCATTTCTTCCACCGATAAAAAATATGATCCTCTATCTCTATAGTTCTAATTTTAGTTTTTGCCCATGCAGGCGATATATGATCAGCATGATAAAAAGTAGCACCATCTGTTATGTCTAAAAATGGTATATTATTATTTATGATAACTTCGGCTAAACTTAAAAATTTATTGTAAGTGGTTTTATCCTTTGGTATATCACTTTTTCCATCACAATACCAAGAGAATTGGCAGCGATTTTTTATAGGATAATATTTACGTTCTTCTGGGGGTAAGGTTTTTATCTTTCGGGTTTTCCAGCTTTCTCTAGTTGGGCCCTGATAAACAACTCCACATATTGTGTTAGGAAATCTAGAATCACCAACCCTATTAAGAACCACAGCAGTAACCGCTACTAATCCTGCTATCCCTTGGTTTCTTGCCTCATAATACATATTTAACGCAAGACACTCAACTGACTTATCTATTTTTGTTGGTGGGCCGTTAATAACAGGAGATATCATCATAACCCCTGCTACAACTGTAGAAACAAAAGCATTCATTAAAAATTATTACCCTGCAGCAGGCCCAGGAGCTTGAGGATACCTATCCCCTATAATCATATAATTTTCGTCCCAATCAAAGGCTTCCATCACAACATTTTTAGAGAGTCCTTTATATACTTGGTGGAGTCTTTTGTCTTTTGCTGCAACCAATACATGTGCTTCTTTTTCTTGTAGGCCCTCTAATATTTGAACAAACATCATTTCTCGTTTATTTTGAGAGATAGTGTTGTCGCCACCTTTTATAAATCGGTACAGTTGTCTCGCTTCCATCTGTAGGGTAGTATGTTCTGTACCCTCAGGCGCATCATTAGGTTCAAATGGAACACTACCTTCTGGAAGTAACCACTCAATGTTTGGATCAAATGAAGCCTTCACTACCATGCGAAGAGCATCAGTGTTCCATTCTTTTAGGTATGCAACCTTATCTTTCTTAGTTTTGATTTTACCAAGCTTCTCAAAAATCTCAGAAAAACTTGGGGTGTATGTATTAATCATCAGAAATCTCCTATCGATTCAGTGAGGTTTTTTAACCTCTTTTGTATAAAATAGTTAAATAGTTTACTACGATCACCATCTGGTGCTTTATGATATTCTTGTAGACACTCAAGAAAAAGTTCATTTGGTGATTGGGTTAGGTCAATCAATTTTTTGTTTCGTTGATAATTACGTTTGACCTCATCGTTTGGGAAAACACCTTCAATCAAAGTTGCTATTTTTTTCTTACTTAATGGTTTCTGTCGTAGTCCATCTACAAAAGTATTATCTGGTGAGAACACATTAGGGATGCCGTCACTGCTGTCTCCCTTCATTACATGCTCGTTTAGATAATCATCAGGGTCAGTACCATTAATAAACTTTTTAGTAATTGGGCTGTATTGATATACATTACTAAATTTCTGTAATTGTATAAAATCCTTATCACCAGAGAGTATTAACGTTTTACCATTATCAAACTCAAGCTCAAAACACAATGCAGCGATTATATCATCAGCCTCTGCACCATAAACCTCAAGGTGTTTATAAGGAAAAACCTCTTTCAATTCATCCTTAATTACGTTAAGAACTTCAAAGATATCATCCCAACTGTGTTTTGATGTGTCTCTGCTTTTTTTACGACTATATTTATATTCGGGATAATAATCCTTACGCCAATAATGTTTGGAATCATTTC